ATTATGTGTATTAAGCGTCGTTTTAATCAGGTACTCAGGATTAAGCAGGAAATCACTACAGGTTTCAATATCCTTAGGAAGAATCGGATTCATATGATGGATAAATATTTTTCCGCAGATGTCATATCCGTCAATACCCAAGTCACATCCCCCATCCCGCAGAATCACAAAATCCCGAACAGACTTCCATTCCTGGGATCTATAAAACTCCTGATTAATAAACCTGTCAAAACCAAATGTTTCCTTGCCTACAGAACCATTAAGCTGCAGGTATCGAAACCTCTCCTCGAATGTTCTCAGCATGGAAAGTTCGGAATATGTTCTAATACTCATCGTCATCATCCTCCTGCCCACTATATCTACGGAAAGAGGCCATCGCCTGATCGTACATCTCCTTTATGTCCTTTGCTGAAGCAACTGCCTCTGTTTTGGCCTTTACAAGCTCGTTCTCCAAAGCGATCTTTTCCTGCTCATACTTCTCTCTGGATGAGCCAAGCTTTAAAAAGTGAACTATTTCCTGAGAAGATGCCGTTCCATTTCTTAACCGTTCTTCCGCAACATCCATCGCCAAAGAAATCATCTGGTTTTCTCTTGCCTCAGGTGTCAGAGCCGGACGCATCCTGCGGGCAGTCCCTGATGAACTAACGACTTTGGTTTTTCCCACAGTTATCGCCTCCTCTCGTTCAAATATCATTTGGTTTTAACATAGTTCTGTTGGGAATCAATATACTAATAGACCAGTTTCATGACACTAAAAAGAACTCGCAAAGCTGTTTCACGCCTGAATCTGAAAGGAGAAAACAGGAAAGCGATCCTGTGGCGTCATACGAACCCTGCGAGTTCTTTTTAGTACCATGAAAATATAAAAAGTTTCTACAAAAATATCCCCCAGAGAATTTTCAAAGACCGCCGCGATAAGGGAGGGGGTGCTATTTTGGCGACCCCCCCTATACCTTATGGCAGCCCTGTCAGCGGAGGCTCTGACAGTATACGAATTGTTGTTAGCTTGCTTTATTGCTTGAATCCTGATTACTTTTCCTGCTATTACCTTGTTTCTTCACCTTTTTATAGATGTTCAGGAAATCGTATTTAATGATTTCATCGATTGCACGTTCCACTTCGATGTCATTCTCTTCATCCGACATCTGTTCAGAAGTTCGCGCAATTCTTCCAAGATAAGCGCAAGTATTGTAACCTTTTTCCACATCGAACAGAAACCAGGAATGAAACTGTTCAAATGGATCAAACGGATTGTCAATCGTTGTCAACATGCATTGCTGTTGCATGAACAATTCACTCCTTTCATTACAAGTATTTAGACACGGTTGATGTAGAAATGCCAAGTGCTTCAGCAATCTCAGATGTGCTATAACCAGAAGCGCTCATAGAGGCAATCTTGTTCTGCTTAGCGGTACTCAATGTTGTAGTAGCACGGGGTGTCGCTCGCTGTCTGAGGCTGTCGATGTCGGCATTATTGAGAATCTGTGTCAGCTTGCTTTCGCTAATAGCTCCGGCTTGTATAGCTTCCCATTCTCTATCTGTTATGACAACTGGCTTGCGCTCTGCTCCCACCTGTTTTCGTGCTGCTGTGAGAGCCTGTTGATTTGCTTTCTTGATCTCAGCATTGGTCATGTCGGGATTTGCCTGCTTCTTTGCCGTTACTGTAGCATTTGCAATTACCTGAGCCTGTCTTTCGCGAGGGGCGTTCTTAAGGGCCACATTGAGCTTAGCATTAAGGGAGTCTACTTCGTTCTGGTAGGCCGCCTTGGCGGAAGCAGAGTAGGGGATCTTACCGGTACTCACCATCTCCTTACGAGCCTGGTTAGCCAGGGACTTCATCTTATTAGCATAGGAGGCATAGGCTTCTTCCTGAGGGGTGCCTGAGGAAAGGGTACGGGCGTCCTTGGCTTCAGCCATCTGTGTGCTGGCCTGTGTGCGGGTCTTGGTCTTTCCGGTTTTCTTGTCAACATAGGTAAGATCGTCAGCAGTCTTGTAGCTCAAGGAGCCGTCCTCATTGATAGTGGGGCTTCCTTTACGCTTAGGCACAGATACCTCAGATTTAGCACGCGAAATCAAAGTGGCGGCGCCTTCTTTATACTTTCCGTCTTCGACTCTTCCCTGATACTTCTTTTTCAGAGATGCGATTCCGTTATCCTGCTCACTTCTCTTATAGTCGAGATTATGCTTCTCGGCGTCAATAACAACCATGCTATGCCGGACTGCACGAGCAAGTTCATCTTCTGTAGCGCCCTTTAATGTCATATCAGTAATCAGATTTGACACTTTTCCCATCTCGGTTTGAGTATTTTTCATCCGCTTATAGGGCTGCGTAGTGCTGTCAGGACCATACTTCTCTTTAGGATCGAATCCTTCCAATCCTTTGAGCGGATGGGTAGACGTAATCTTAATTTTTCCGCCTGTCGGAATTACCATAACAGTGTCGCCATCGAAATCGGCACCCGACAAACGTTCCGCAACTTTACTGTTAATACCGATTGCATCTTTTGGTGTATTACCAAGTACCTTCTTACCTTCTGGTTGCTTATTGTTCACGGTAAGAACCGGAATTTCAAAAGTACCACCATGCGGATACCGAATCAAAGCGACCTGCTCTCCATTCTTATAATTTGGAGCATAGACTTCTGTATCTTTGATTGTGGTCAAAGGTAATATGACCTGGTACTTCTGTCTTGGTAATGCTGCTGCCTGAAGATGCACTGCCGCCGAATCGCAATCATCAGCAAATGATTTAAGCAATGTCTTCTTGACAGTAGGGTTGGTAAGCGCACAAATTTCGTCATACTCTGCAACTTTATCAGCAGTGGCAAGTCCAAGCTGCTTATTGATAAGGGTCATGCTTTGCTTCGACAAGAACTGGGACGGAAGATGGTCGCTCCATTCTCCCCAATCTCCTTCTTCAGCACGCTTGTTGATAAGGGAAAGTTTTTCATTCCCATCTTTGTCAATATAATAGCTCTGTCCTCCATGTTCCTTAATCAAAGAGCCAAATGGATTGTCAGGATCATCTTTGATTTTCTTAAGAACATCGGTCATCGGTGTTCCAGTTTTCTTGTTTGTGTTGAACAATACATCAACACCATCCGGGAGGTCATCAGAATATACCGCCATTCCTTTCAGATAATGCGTTCCATCAACCATGATGCGAACCTGGGCATAATGGGAATCACCAAGCGACAAATCATCCACGCCTCTCCGAATCTCGATTACGCCATCTTTCTGAATACCGCCATCCTCTGCGTAGTTAATTTTCAGGCGGCTAGAATCCATGCTTTCCGGATATTGAAATGCTGGTCTGACTTTCTGTCCATCTTCACTGAGAATCTGATCGTAGTCCTTTACCGAATGAACATTATCAAAATCGTAAATTTCTCTATGCTCTGTTCCAGGAGGACATATAACTTTAATATTTGTCTGTTTGCCAGGATTCGTTACTTGCGGAACACCACCGCCATAAACCGGATATCCCTCCATCTCCAAAATATAAAGTGCTTGGTTCAATTTCTCTCTGGAGATTCCAAGTTCCCGTTCAACACCAGTGCCTACATCGATCATTCCCTTTTCATCAATCATCTTTTTCAGAAATTCGGCCGTTGTTTTAGCTTGGTTCATGCGGGCTTCGGAATTTTCATTGAGAAGAGAACGTACTGAAGAATCGTTGGCAAATCCCATCTTTTCGGCAATTTCATTGAGACTGTAACCTTTCTCCCTCAATCCTTTGGCTGTCGAAACCTGTAAAGCCCGGCGTTCATCTTTTGCCAAAGATTTCTGTGTTCTCAGCTGGGTTGTTGTTAGTCCAAGTGCCTTTGCTATTTCCGTCTGTTTCATACCCTGTTTTTCAAGTTCTTCCACACGGCTAAGAAAATCGCCGCTGTGCTGGTAAGGATTATCGCCGGAACCCCAAGGATAGCGGCCGGAACGTCTTGGCATTCCATAATGCATTAAAATTTCTTCCGCAACGGAATTCATGCTTACTCCTCCTGTTCTTTAATCTTGTTAATGATTCTGTCAAACGTGATGATTTTATCCATGATTGGTGCGATATCCTCAACTGTCGGATTACCGACCAAAATATCATCCGACTGATACAGACGGAGCTCTATACGAATATCTGCCGGTTTGACTTTGTATTCCAAACAAAAAAGAGCAGCGTATACTTCTAGCTGCTCCATGTGGGCCGGAATAGCCCCCGTTTTTAAATCATGTATTCTCAGCAAATCACCACGGAAAGCAATCGCATCCGCGGTACCAAAACAGTTGTCTGAATAAAACAAAATTTGTTCCGGTGTCATTTTGAAACCGATAGCATCATTGACATATGCGTTCAGTGTCTTCTTCGACTTCGGTAATTTCTGGCCAAGCCGGATGCATTGAGCCGCAAATTCGTGAAGCTGTGTTCCTTTCTGTGTCGCTAAAAATCTGCTGTAGGATTCTGCAACTTTATCTTCACTGTAATTGATCCAGTGGTACTTGCTTGCACCGAGAAAGGCGTGCTGCCCTTCAAGGTTTGAATGTTTGTTGAAGTTCATGCAATACTTCCTCCTTGTTCTCGGGACAGATGAATCTTGAAAAAGACATCTTGTTCATCAGTCCGACGTAATACTCTTGGTTCGGCTGTTTTTTAGCCCTCGCAGATTTCTTACATTCCAAGGTGGCCCATTTATCTTTATACAGAATCAAAAGGTCTGGTATCCCCTGAATGTGGCTGGCATCCATTTTGGTCACGATACAACCAACAAACAGCTCTTTCAATTCCTTTATAAGATTTGCCTGGAAGTCTCGTTCCAACTTTGTCCCAGCCATAGGAAAACCTCCCTCTCGGTTTTATGTCTAGTATTATCTTTAGATATAATTGTTGATTTTGTTACGAATGAGCATAATAAGCTCGCAGTTTTGCATTTTCGGATTGGGTTTTTGCAAAAAGAAGAGCATTAACGGTGGTGCCTCCAAGCGCAATCGTTGAACCAGATATAGCCAATATGGAAGAAACTACACCTGCTCCAGCAATTATTCCAGCTTGGGTTAATTGTGCGGTTCTGGTATTGCTGGTAATTGTTTTTCCTTTCTGATACAATGCCTTACCTTGATCAGCCTTGTAATCTTTAGCTAATTGATCATAACTTTTGTTTAGCTGACGTTTTGCAACTTTCAGTTCGCCTTTGGCGGCTTTTACATCAGCACGGTTTCCAATGGCTTTATTTGTCGCTATTCTTTCTTTTGCAGAATCATAATTCTCTTGCGCTTTACGATAACGCTCCAACCCTTTCTTTGTGTAACTTCCATCTTTGTTCTGATAACGTCGCACACCCCATTTCATTCCGAGAACGCCATGATGTTGTAAAATATCACTCATAATTTACTTTCTCCTGTTCTTTAATTTTGTTAATGTCTACATACAAAAAAAAAGAGAAAGCAAAAAACTAAAATGGCGTTTTTATTCTTCTCTCTTCATAAAAGGATATGTATTTTTCGCGGGCCAAAAAAAGCAGAAGAAAAGAGCCGTTGTATACGACTCAATTCTCTAAATATTCCTTATTCTGTTTTGCTTAATTCTAATTTGTCCTCTATATGCCGAAGCATAGAAAGTATTGCTTGATTTTGGATATAAAGCGCATGTTCGGCTATATTTCCGTTTTGCCTAACCGTGTCTCTTACCCAGTCATCAAACTCCTTCTCACTATCATTTCTTGCATAATAAGAAAACGTATTATCCATAATCTTCCTCCATAAAAAGTTTACTATTTCATTAAAGAGAGTGTTTTTTGCGCGGAGGAAAAACAAAAGAAAAGCTCATGTTGTTATACGTGAGCCTCCGCTCGAATACCTTTCAGCGATTTACTATTTTTACGACATCTAATCATCCAGTTCTCCACAGACTTCATCGTAAGTTTCACTATACTCATTATTCTCATTTTCGTCTTCTTCATACCCAAGGACTTCTTCTTTTGTCGGGTATAGTGCGTCATATTCTTCATCGCTTTCAAATCCATAATGTTCAAGATCTATGTCATGTCCACACTGAGGGCATACTAAAGTATTCTCCCACTCATCTTCAAATTCCATTTTTCCGCCGCATTTACTGCATATGTAATTACGACTAAACATAGCCTTGATCTGTTTCTCATTAAAAATACTCATTTTTCTTTATCTCCTTTCGATAATCAGAAAGCAGGACTGCCCCACTTCCAAATTTGTATCGAAGAGACAAAGAGCTCTTTATCTTCTCCTTCCATAAAATACTTTGTAAAATGCACGTAGGGCCTAAATAGAATTCTATGCGGTTTTCAGATATAATTTACCGTTTCCTCCGATATAGTATTCCGCTTTTCTTTCCGAAGCATGTAACGCTGCCCGTAAAGATTTCCGCATATCAGATTCCTTACCCTCACCGAACTGATTGATTACCATCTCAACTTGCTCTAACAAGGCAGGCTTATTTACTTTCTTCAGCATACTTTCTTTATAAGTTAGTATCAATGTTTTCAACATGCTGAAATCACTCAGCATCCGGCTCTCGCACTTGGAAACATATTCTATGACATCCTCCTCCAAATTGTGAATGTAAGCGGCATCATAGTTCTGCGAATAATAAAGCTCCAACAGACTGCTCATGGAATATAATTGCATCGACAGGACAAGACAGTCTTTAGTCTTATTGGCTTCGCCGATTAGTTCCTCGATGTCAGAAGTATTTTTTCCAGAAACATCTTTTCCATTTGCGGCATTATCCAGATCGAGCATATAAAACTCAATGTCTTTCATGGCAACCTTGCGAGCTTCTTGCAGACTTATGATGGTGGCCAGGCGTTGCTGTTCGTGCTCCATAATGGAATTATAATTCTGATAGGCATATTTTGTGAAGCTGATTTCCGCCATCAACTCTGCCTTTTTTTCTCCATAAAGGAACGCCAGAATCTTGTCTATTTTTTGGTTTATGCTTTTCAACTCGCTATTGATTTCTGCCAAAAAATATTGGGAAGAAGCAATCGACATTATATTTACCATACCGAGAACCGCAGCTTGAGCAGACAGGTTCTGCAGAAACCCGTGACCAACAATTTTTCCGTCAGCACCTTGCAATGGGGTTCCAATTCCTCCTGCCTTATAATGCATAGGAACCCCTGATATACCCTCCGGCAATCTCAAAATATAAGCATTGCTCAAAGCCCCTGTTGCCATTACTGACGGAAGCTGTTGTATCAATCCTCCCATCTGAATTTTCTGAGCCGAGGTAAGTGTCAGTTTCTTAAATCCGGTCTTACTTTCAATATCCGCTATTTGCTCACATGGCGTAATCTCAAAGTTTCCGCTTACGGCAATATTATCCATCTTGCTACCTCCAGGTATAATCACAACAATATTGGCGCAAAATAAAAAGTGCCCCCCCAACAAGAAGACGCACTGAAAAAGTGAATCTCCCTATTGTTGCCACACAATCTCGTTCCAACCGTAGGGAATACATGAGTAAAGAGAGAAAACACTTTTTACCAAAGCTATTTTCCCTACAGTCTGAAAACTATTTGATTGTGTGGCTCTTCAAGTATACCACATACACGGCAAAAAAGAAATATCATTCTCAAAATTCTGCTCATGCCGTGACAAACCTGGCTCGTCTTTCCACCTCATTATATACCATACGCAGCCCATCCGGAAAATATACCAGAATCGACATGTAACCATGCGGACAATATCCGACAGCTTCTTTTTTCAAATTTGGATAGATGGACTGAAAGCTCTCGTAAATCTCAGACCACGCATTCTTCTTTTTCATAAAACCTCCTTTCCATCACTCTGCCCACTTTCCCACCTTTTTTCACAACCTTTATATATATTTAAACTTTTTATCACAATTAGTTAAGAAAAAGGGTGGGCAAATGGGCTTTGAGCCCGCAAACCCGCATAAATACTGGGTTTTTGGTGACCAAATCGGGTTTTCAAAAGTGGGCAGAAAGTGGGCAAATGGGCAAAAAATTGATCATTTTTACCCAAATTCCACCAACTTTCGTCCGTACCCGCTTTCAACCTCTCCCAAACTGCTTCCAAAAGTGGGCAGTCAAAAACAAAAGCGGGCACGGAATTACTTAATAGGATCGCCTCATATAGGGCAAATTTCTCCTGGAAGTAGGTATATATCGGTATTGTACGGACGGTTTATCTTTCTGATGATACCGTCTTTTCCGGACAGTAGTATTCTTGGAGATCTCCAGAGAAACTTCCCTCTGACCAAAAATATCACGAAAGATTTTCCGAATAGTCGTTCCGAGTTTAATCACTTTCTCATTCAGCTGCTCCCAGACATGCATCATATGCTTAATGGCTTCTTCTATTGTCATAGCTTTACCTCCAATTTCTAACCTGGAATAGGATTTTACTGATGTTTATCGAAATGCTACGTCCGATCTCTTCTTATGAAAAATGCAGTTCGGATCACTTTTCTCGATGAATGAAATATCATCCGGATAATCGCCACGCATCTTCTCACATGCACCCAGGTATTCTAAATACGTCTGCTTATACACACATACTTCTCTATGTACACAGCTGGTACAGATTGTTTCTCTAACACCTTCGCCCATAAATATCACCTCCAAACCTTTCCTGTCTGCAAATCTTTCAGGACAATCCGCTCCTCCAGATGAAACCCGGAAAGTTCGCAAATTGTGAAGATTGTATTCAGCAACTTGTGAAATCTCTCATCGTCGGCATCCAGATTCTTGATGGCCTCATATGCAGTCGGGTCAGAATAACCCTCTGCGTTTCTCCGTAAATCAATGTTAGCCATTTCCGCCTCTACCTCCCCATCGGAACGAGTCATCCATGTAAACGGCACAGGACGAAATCGCCTTTTTTACTATAACCGCTGAAAAAGCAGCGATAGCCGATACCCCAACAAATATCATTTTAATCACTGTTTAACCTCCTTTAATTTCCGCACTTAATGATCACTCCTGTTTCATCCTCCAGTTCTTTCATATAGTCTTCCATAACTACTTCATCGTTTATAATTGCACCCATTAAATCATCAATATACTGAAGACTTCGCATGATACGCTTTTGCCCGAAACCGTAAAGCCGATGCTCGGCTAATGCAAAACACGTCATAAGAGATTCCACATTATAGGCAGAAATATTGCTTGAAACTTTTTGCTTCATCTCTCCAATTTCTTCTCTTGACATTAAAATCTTGCCTTTCCGATTTTCTATCCGGTTTCTACGCTCAGCTCTTCTCCTTTCAGCTCGTCCCATAAAACAGCCTCCTATACAATCCAATTTTCCTTGGAAAAGAACAACATAACCCCCAACCATCAAAGTAAATAAAAAGAACGTTGCGTCCCATTCGATAGGGACAGACAACGCTCCCAGAAATATAATTGCTATG